TCCGTATACCGTGGTGTGACCGTAGTTAAACCAGCCGCCGTCCTCAAAGTCGGTTCTGAGGTCCGCGAGAACCTGGCGCATCGAGTTGTTCACCGTTGACGGTAATTGGCTCTCAGCGAAATTAACGTCTCCCGGCGCGGTATTGCTGCCGGCCGTGGTTGACCAATCTTTTACTGCCATGATTGTTTCCTAGTATGGGAGCAATGGGTTGACTTGAGGTGATTGACCGGCAAGCACGTTACCAACCGTTGGCGTAATCCGGCCCAACCGCCTCTGTAATGCGGGGTTGCTTGCCGCCAGCACTTGCAGCAACCGTGCTTTATTCGCAGGGTCAAGCAGTAGCTTGCGCGTCTCTGCGGCAATGGCATCAGACGTAGGGCCGCCCTGCATTGCCATACCTGCACGCGCCAGGGCTGTCATGGGGTTGCTTATCGCATCAGACAGCACCGCTAACTGACCTAATGACGCCTGATCTGCCAGCATGGGTGCCGTGCTTGAGACGTTCAGTACGCGGCTGCCCGTCGCCGCCATCTTTGCTTCAGCTTCCATCGCCTTGCGGAAAGCCTCGAACGCCTCATCATTACCAAACGCCAACTGTAACCGCGCTCTGGCGTCGGGGTTACCGAATATTTTTCTGACAATGTTTGAACCGTCAGGGCTGGTGTTAATCTTCATGCGCAAGGCTTCGGCCACGCCTACGCGGAAAGACTCTTTTTCATGGTCGCCCATCTTCTTAAATAAATTCGGACTAATCTTGCGCGGATTGAGAATAAACTTTTCGCCAAGCTCTGCCGCTTCCATCGCGGCTGAATGTCCGGCGTAAACCGAACGCGCATCCTTGTACGCTGGAATCTGGTCATCAAGGTGATTGCGCAGGCGGTCACGCAAAGCTGCCGCCCGGCTGCCTTCGCCGCCCTTGCCAGCCCGATAAAGCTCGTTCACTTTATCGTCCAGATTCTGCTTAATATAATCCATGACTTGCAGCGTTGGCTTGACGTACTTGGTGCCGCTTGCAAGCTCCTCAACCGCGTCATCGAGGTTAATGCCCTCATACTTTGCCAGACGCTTTGCGCCAGCATACGCCTCTTGAATAATTTCGTTTTTAAGTAACGATTTTAACTCGTCAGTCTGCTTGAGTTCTTGCGCATAGGCATCGCCATAATTCTTTAAGGCGCTGGCCCGCCGCACTTTCAAAGATTGTTCAAGAAAGTCGTCCAGCGAAGTGGTCGGCAAGCCGCCTTCCATTGCTTTCTGAATGCGCCGGCCTTGAGCGTCCGCACGCTCACCGACAAAGCGCAGACCCTGCACGCCGCCGCGTACATTAGCAGCAAGCCTAGCCGCATTGCGTAGAGCCATAGCACGGGGATCAGCAACGTCAGCACCGGCCATGACATCCGGCCCTTCTCTGAATGCCTGACTGACAATGCCTGGCGTGACCTCGTCATAGTCGGCAGCCTCACGCACGTTGCGCTCTGCTATTCGGCGCGCAGCACCAGGTGCTATGCCTTTGATTGAGTCCAGCAAAGCCCTGCCGCCTGCGGCAATAACGGGGAACGCCCCGCCTGTCACACCGCCTGTAAGTGTACCGTAACCAGCGCCAACGGCACGATCTGCAACGCCGCCCTCCGCTATTCCAGCACCCCCAACCGCGCCATAGCCGGCGCCTGTCTTTGCGCCTTGCACTATACGGGCAAGCAGGGGCGCGCCCTTCAACATGGCCGCCCGCGCCGTACCTACGCCGCCGGTTGCTAAACCGCCGGCTAACGTGGCGGGTATGGCGCGCTCTGGATAGTTCGCCTCATACATCTTGACACGCTGGCGCGCGCGGTCGATTTCTTCACTTATAGTACGGTCGCCTAACAAGCCCCGCGCAACGCCCTCAAGCTCATCACCAAAGCCCAGCAGTGCGCCTTGGCCTAAAGCCTGCCGCGCAACATTTGCACCCGTTGGCTGGTTGATGAAATCTATAATCTTGTCAGCTTCAGCTTTAGAGACTTTTTTCTCTGCCATGTATTGGAGAATGTCGTCTCTTTCAGCCCCTTGCTCACGCATAGCCTCAAGGTTTTCGATGTGCTGCCGCGTTGTGAGTTTTTCAGCCATGGTTAATTCCCCGTCACTGATGCGGAAGGTTAAAAGGTGAATTTTGAGAACCCACCTTTGCCGCTGATGCCCTGGATGAAGGCGTGGGTATTGTTGATGTGGGTGGGGGATTTTTAAGTGCTGGTTTACCAGATAACCTTTCAATAGACGGGCCTTGCCAAACAGCTCCCCAACGCAACCCGTCCATATCTGATACTTTTTTAATATTTGTAAGCCTTATGACATAGCTGCCGTTAATGGCGTTGATAAAATCTTTCGCTGCCGCCCTTAACTCTATGCGCTGGGCATCTCCTAGCTTTTTACCCTCCTTCAATTTCTGGACAAACGTAAGAAAATATTCAGACAAAGGCTTCGCTTCTTCAATGAGTCTCACGTCCTCTCCACGCACAACCGCGTCATCGATTAAGCGTTGATATGAGTTAATAGCAGCAAGATCCCCTAAACCGCTGTCTCTGTCTAAAGCCGCATCAATAGCTCTACCCTTACCCGCCAATTCGGTTAACGTCTCAAGCGGTTTTTTTAACGTATCCCGCAACGTCTCTTCTTGGTCGTACCGACCGGCAGACGTTAGTGAGCCGTCTGGTTTAAATTTATTTCCCGGCTTTGTAATAGTTTGAACGTATTTAGATAATTCTGCGCCAGGGTCGGCCGTAAAAGATGCTGCTAAAAGCACGCTTCTCGGCACCGTGACATTGCCAACCCGCACTTGAGACTGATTAGTCGCCGCAGCCCGTACAACCGGCGTGGGTTGCACTGACTGCGTTATAGGAGGCTGAAGCTGTGGCGGGAGCGACAGAGCAGTCGTTCCGGCAGCTCTGCTCTGTACCGTTGATTGCTGTGGTCTAAGCAACTGATTAAAACGCTGATTGCGTGCCATCTGCACATCAAACAACTGCTTCTCTCTGGCCGCTTTAGCAGCCGCCGCCTGCATATTAATATTCTGCAAGTTCTGCGCACGCACGCGGTCAAGCTCGCCTTGACGGCCTTGCTGGAAGCCCTGCGTTGCCATCGCCCAGCCCTTTTGCGTTGCGCCGGGGTCGGTACTTGGCGCGCCCGCCATAAGCAGACCTGGAGCCATACCAGCCAAGCCTTTTAGGAAAGCATCGGCTCTGGTGCGTGCGGGATCTGCGCCAAGTAAGCCCGGCCCCATTGATGTAAAGCCAGGCGCTCCGAATACTGAAGTCGCCATTAGAAGAACCCTTTCAGGCCCGTCATAGCAGAGCCAGCACCGCCACCAAACAGGCCGCCAAGGATGCCGGCGCCAGCAGCTCCATATCCCAAATACCTTGACAGATCATCGGAATAAAGAGGCTGCTCAGTGGATGACGTTGCCCACTGACCGCCCGTCACTGCCGGCAGATATTCGCCAAGCCGTATGCGCGGCTCTTCCTGCTCAAACTTGTACCGATCGATGTCCTCTTGAAGCTGGTCGGCGGCGTAGCCCTCGTATGCCTGCCCGATATCGACCAGACGGCTCGGGTCCAGATAATCCAGCTCGGCCATGCTCGGCGCGGCCAACCCCGCAGCCACTTGACGCGCCCGCTCGTCGGCATAATTCGAGTACGCTATCTTGGAGCCAACATCGCCAAGCGCCGTTAGATAATCCTCAGCAGCTCGCGCCTGCTGATTGGCCTGCAAGCCTGATCCGTATCGGCCGCCGCTCGAAAAGGCCGCGCCAATTCCAGGCAGCACATCCTGCGTAAACGCCTCGCGCATTGGACGTGTAGCTGCGTCCATCGCACTGGTCAGATACGGGTTGCTCGCAGGATCGAGGTAATCGCCTGCCATTGTTGACGCCGTAAGACCTTGGGCGGCGGTGACCAGCGGCGAGCCGGTTTCGGCACGGGTCTGCATGGCACCAAGACCGGCCTGCGTTTGATCCGACCACGGCACAACCGTGCTGCCTGGGTAGAAGGTGCGCGGCGTGCCATAAAGGTCTTTCGCCTCGCCCATCCCATATTCGATAAAAGGCTGTTGCCAGGACGGAGGGTCACGGGAAACAACCGATGTCGCCGTTCCGCTTGGCCGGCTTGAACTACTACCCATTAGATCACCTTTTCTAACATAATCTTCGTTTTCTTATAGTCGGTTAAAACCCTTTCCCAGCCTGGCCGACCCTCCAAGCTGATCGATTCACATCCCTGCGCCTTCGCCCACTGTTCGATATTACCGATCAGCCGCGTGTATTTTTCCCGCCCAATCCCGGCGCAAAGCCAGATTAGGCATATGGTCGTGTTCGGATAATTGTTGATACACGTCACGCAGATGCCGTCGATGGTATTACCGTACCCAGCAACCCAAAGCTGCGCTTTGCCGGCGCGCAAGTCGTTTAAAACGTCATAAAGTGAGTGCGTGTTTTCGTACTTCAGCGCACGCTGGATTAGCGTGAAGCACTGAAAGTCTTGCTTTAGACAGCACCGACTCAGCTCCTGAACCTCTACGAGCTGCTTAATCTCCGCTTGGGAGACGAGCCTCAGATTAGGCGCAGGATCATGTCGGCTAGTGCGATTAGGATACCTTCCATCCTCGTTTTTTAGCTGAACACTAAGCATCAGTCAACTTCGAGAGGGCTAAAATACACCTTCTCCCATGTCATCACCATCATAATCACCCAGTCCACCAAAATCCATGCCGCCACCACCATCACCACCAAAGGCAGCAGCAATGTCTCCAAAGGAATCAGGGATGCCGCTTCCTGGATCAATGTCGCCGATATCGTCAAAGTCATCGCCCATAGTTCCAGGCCGGCCCATTGGCGCGCCAAACGGGTCAACGCCAGGTTGGTCGATCCCGTAATAATCTCTCATTTGCTCTTTGAGCGTGTCACCAAGGCCAAAGCCGTAACCCAGAGTGTCGAGGAAGCCCCGCTGACCACGTTCGCCCATTGCCAGCGTTCTTTCCAGGTCGCTCACGTCGCCTATTCGACCGCCGACAATGCCGCCAAGCACCCCGAGCGGCCCAAACAAGGCTGTTCCAAGCCCCGTGCCGACAACATCACCAATAATACCTCGACTGCCGCGACCACTCGCCCTGCCGCCAAGTACCCCGCCAATCACACTACCGGCCGGTCCCAGCAAACCCGCGCCAATCCTAGACCCCAACCCCTGTACGAACGATGCCGGCATATTCGCCAAGTTGCGGCTTAATATGTCACCGCTATATTGGCGCGTTGTAGCCTTGCCTGTCCCTTCTGGCGTCCAGCCCCCACCGAATAATCCAGACTGCCACACAGCAGGCGGCTGGCCTAATCGCGCTGGATCACCACCGCCATTCCTGTCACCGTACTGCTGTTCTGCCACACTGCGCGGCAAGCGGTAGGGTCCGGCAGGTGACGCCACGTCCGCAACCGGAGCGACAGTCGGCTGAGTGGCCGCAAAGGTTTTTCCAAACTGCGGAAAAACATATTTGTTGTTTGCCCAATAGCCCTGCGGTCGGCCGTAAGGATCAAGCGGAAACGTATTTCCACTTGCGTCTGTGAATGTTTCTGCCATTTAGCCCACCAGTATGACTTTGAATGTACGGTCTGTTTGACTGTTGTTCGCGTGCGTTACGGCAACGCTGCCGTTGACCCTGCTCGTCGTCACGACGTAGATGGTGCCGGCGCCAATCTCGGCCGATGCGTTGGCCGTTGTCGGCGTAAAGATCAACGCCGTGTTCACGCCGATACGAGCGTCCGTGATCGTAGTTGACGCTGCGCTCGCGGCGAGCGTAACGTCCAGGACATTATTTATCTTGCCGGTCAGTATCTGGTTGACGCTGATAGCTATCTGCCGGCGGTGCATGTCTCCATCGGTGAGGTCAACCGGCGGCGCCGGAAACTCACTGACCGCCATCAGGCCGCACCGTCTGCAACCGTCTCAGCATCCACGCCTTGTGCGTGCGTCCAGATACCGCCTGCGGCCACGTTCACCTGCGCCCGCGCAAATCTGGTCGATACGGTAAAGTGCGCCTGACCGTCTGCATCGATGGCATTGGCGCTCGTCACGCTCACGTCATCGCCCGGCGCCACGCGGTGCTTGAGCGCAACCGTTATGGTGCCGCCGTCCACATAGGGACGAATGCCATTGACGAAAATGCGCTCGGTGCCGCCTATCTCCTGTGTCTCCAGGGTTGCCGCCAAGTTGGCGCCCGTAAACCTGCACAGTTTGTAGTCGGAATCGAAGCCGTTCAGGCTGGTCAGGCCGCCGATCCAGCTCTCGTCGTCCAGCGAGACATCGAGCGAATCCATCGTGCCAAAGTCATCCAAGTCCTCCAGTGTTCTGGCAACCGAAAGATTGCGGAACATGTATTCCTGAACGATGTCGGCCGTCGCCCAGCGATCAGCGGCCCAGTTATAAACGATAACTTTGTTTGGCTGACCGGCGTCGTTTCCGGTGCCGGGATACGCCCAGTAGACGGTTTTACTCACGGGATCTGCCGCGCCATAAACGCGGTCAATGTAATTCTGGTCGAGGTCGTTAAGGAAAAATCGGTCTACCTTTTGATCCCCTATTTGAGAACTACCCGCTCCAGTGAAGCTCCAGAATCCCTCTTCGCCGACATAAAACCCAAAGGGTCCGACATTGACCACGCTATTGCGTGCCATCGGCCCTCGATCCCGCTCCACCTCAGTAATTGTAAACACCAACGGCGGCCCAACATAACTGAGCCTATAGATAGCCTTTTTACAAAACACCGCGCCGTCCATACCGCCTAGAGCGCCTGTGATCGCCATCACTTCGCCGCCCACAGGCAGATCCTGGCGGTCGGACTGCACGGCTGCGGCGGCTGCGGACCCTACCGTGAGCCAGCTCGTCGGGTCGTTGATGCCGGACCAGTGAATGCGGTTAGGCGTAGTGCCGTCGCTATCGTAGATATTTCCCAGCACGACAAAGTCTTTCACCACGGCGATAGCCCTGGCGCGGATGTCGTAGCTGACGCCGGTAACAAAATTCGTTTTGGTAAAGCCGGCGCTTCCTGCGTCGGTCAGCGTCACCGTAGTCTGGCCCTTGATGCCAGCCGTGGCTTGCGTAACGGTGACGACTGCTGCGGATGCGGCGGCTGAGAACTTAGAGTTTGCATTTATTTGGGCTGCCAAGTTTGTAGCCGTTTGGTTATTGGATGTTTCAGCGACGAATGTCCCACTGCCTGGAGAAGTTCCCGCCGTGAAATCGTGACTAGTCTGGTCGGTGGCAATTAATGTGGCCTTGTCTCCGTTTGCCAGATTACCGTATGCCGTTATAGTGATGGTGCAAGTCGCCTGGGTCTTCAGCAGATCCGTAAAGGTCGAATCCGTTCCCATAATGAACGACTGCGGCGGGTCAGTGTGGCCGTTAACCGATATCACACGGTTGCCGAAATTGATGAAATGGACGTGGTCGTTTGCGCCGACAGTGTAGCTTGCCGCCTGCCGCGAAGCGTTGGCAAATGTCACCGTGCCCAGCTTGAACATGTCCTGATGGTCGGCAGCGAACGTATTGACCGTTCCATCCGTTTGAATAAACGACGCCGCCCCTCTTGGCCGGTTCGACAATGCGTTGCTCACCGTCGCCTGCGCGGGGAACGGCGCGTAGGTGGTCGCCGTCTTAGGCAGTACGTTGGTGGCGACGGTCGCCCCTGGATTGCCCAGGTCGGCTTGGTCGGGTAAAAACGGGCCAAAGGCGAACATCAGAATCCTCGATTGATGTCAAAGGTTCTGGCCGCCGCCATGCCGGTATCCACAGACAGTCGTGCCTGCCCTCTACTACGGCCGTCCAGGGTGTTCAGCTCGGCAATCACGCCTTCTAGCAGATTAAGATTGGACTGCACGCCCTGCGTATCCTTGGCGCGCATGAAAAACGCGCTCAAAGTTGCGTAGATGTACGCATCCGGCGCGGTACTCAAAAGATTATTTGAGGCGTCAGCAACCAGGTCGTATTTCTTGTAGTAACGATGCGTGAAGCCGTAGTCTTGGTCGGCCGAGCGTTCAAACTGGATCACGCTGCCAATGGCAAAGTAATAGGGTCTGCCAGAGCCGGTGCTTGCCGTCTCTTGCAGCGAGTATAATGATTGCTGCGTCGGCTGGTAGTTGTCGCTGGTATAGAATAAATCAATGTGCTCGATGAA